GGAGCCGCGCTCGCGGAGCGCCTCCGAACGGCTCATGATCCCTGCGCGGATCAGCCGCATGTACGCGAGGCCTTCCTTGTCCGGGTCGACGAACGGCAGCGGCGGCGCGGTCCACTCGGCCTTGAGGCCGTCGCTCTTCGCGCCCATGACGGCGGCGGCCTCCATGGCCCAGCGCCACACCGGGGCGCACATCTGAGGGATCAGCATCCGCCAGCGCCAGCCCTCGACGCGCGCCCAGTGCCGGAGGCGGCTCATCCGCGCTGACGAGAAGTTGACCTGCGAGTAGTCGCCGGTGAGGTCTTCGTAGGAGACGCCCAGGCCGGCGGCGATCGCGCGGAGCGTCGTCGCGCAGTACTGGGGATACTCGCGCACCGTCGGAGGCTGCACGACGGTGATCTGCCGGCCTGGGGCGGCATTCACGATCATGCCCGGCTCGAGGGAGTCCCACTCGGGCGACTGGTCCGCGTTCGTCGTGCCCAGCCCCGTCGCGCTGCCGTCGACGTCCGACGTGATGACTGCCAGGCACGCGGCGATCTTCTGTTTCATGAGCGTCGCGTCGTCGAACTCGTCGAAGTCCTTGAACTTGAGGAGCACGGGCGCGAACCACGAGGCCGCGCGCACCTGACCAGGGCGCTGCTGGCGATAGATGTGGAGCACGCTCTCGGCGGGCACGCGATACGACTGCGCGCTCGTCATGGCCAGGACGGAGCCGGGGTGGTCGCGGAAGAGCCAGTACGCGACGCGTCGGCCGATGATGTCGAACTCGACGCCGTGGATGATCCTGTTCTGGCCTACGACCTTCCCCTCGCCGTTCCTGACGTCGAACGATCCCACCTTCAGCGTGTCGATGTAGTCAGGGTCGAGGACCTGGATCTGCATCGGGATCGCGAGGCCATCTTCCGGGCGGCGAAAGCGCCGGCGCACCAGGACCTCGCCCGACTCCACCACCGTGCGCATCGCGAGGTGCTGAAGGCCGTAGAAGTCGTTTCGACCGTCCGAATCGCAGTCGGTCGACTCCGCCCACGCCTTCCACAGGTCCATGGCGCGCTTGTTCTTCTTCGCCGCCTTCGCATAGATCCCCCACCCCACGACGTGGTCGCAGATCGTCTCGAGGGCGCTCTCTGCGTGGCCGTTGTTGCGGACCAGGTCGCGCGCGACCTCGCGCAGGGTCGAGAGCGCCGGGCCCTGGACCGAGTTCGCATCCCCCGAGCCGCGCTTCCAGCCCTGAGTGCGGCGCCCCTGCGACGCCGCCTCGTAGTGCCGGAGCATCACCTCCGCGGCCGCGCGCGCGCGGATGCGACGCAGCGCCACCTGCGGCGCCACGTATCCGATAGCGCGGTCGAGCCAGTTCCCCCGGATCGCCTCGATCCGCTGCAGGTCCTGCCGTTCTGCGATGAGCGCGCCCATCACGCCCCCTTGCTGGTGGCCGCCAGGCGGTGATTCCTGGTGGCGCCGTTGACCTGGCCCTCCATCACCGCCAGCAGCTTCAACATGTCGTCGGCGGTGCGGAAGGTGAATTGCTGCCCTGCGATCGTCATCGACTGGATCGCGGAGCCGCTGGCGATCGCCGCCTTGAGCTTGTCGATGTCCGTCTGTGTCCAGGCCATTGCGGTGTCTCCTATTTCTTCAGCCAGCCGCCGTCACGTCGAGGAAGCCAGCCCTGCCGTTTCGGGCGAGCCGCGGAACCGTCGTTCGGCGTGCCGCCGCCACCGCCACCAGGCGTCGACGTCGGCGGCGTGGCGACCATCCGCTCGAGCGCCGCCCAGTCCGTGTCCTTAAGGCGGTCGAGGCCCGCAAGCATTGCCGCCGCGCGGGAGTACACGCGCGCGTCGAGCGCGTGGTTCTCCCTGCCCGGGATCAGCTCCCATTCCATGCGGACGAAGCCCTTGCGGTTCTTGCGCATGATCAACTGCTCGGCCGTGATCTCGCGGAAGAAGTCCTCGCCGTACTCGGGAAAGTGGCACCAGCCAGCGGGGTACGGCTCACCATCCGCAGGGCTCTCGAGGCGAAGCCAGCCGTAGAGCTCGCTCTTCGCGATCGCGCCGCAGACGGGCCACATCTTGTAACCGCTGACCGACTTCCTCCCCTTGAGGTTGATGTCGACCGTCGTCGGCGCGCCGATGAGGATGCCGCCGCCCTCGACGCCCTTGATCGCGATGACGCGGTTCAATGGGTACTGGCGCGCCCACGTGTACACCTGCTGTGTGTTGAAGCCGGAGTCCACCGCCAGCATTCGGATCGGCATCTCCGCGCCGAGCTCGTGGGTGAAGGTGCGCCCGAGCAGGGCGTCGAGTTCCTTCCACGGCCCCTTCTCGAGGTCGGCGGTGTCACCCGGGAACACGCCGTAGTCGATCGACCACGACTCCTTCCCGCGGCCCCACGCGACGACCTCGAACACGATGCGGTCCTTCTGCACATCGGCGCCGGCGGTGAGGATGAGGCCGCCGCGCGGCACCGTCCTCAGCTCGTAGGTCTCCCGCCGCTCGTAGACGCGCTTCCACTCGGGCGCCTCGCCACGGTCGGCCCAGGTCTCACCGAGGACGGTATTCGTGAAGACGCGAAACTTCGCAGGGTTCTTGTGGACCGCGACGAACGCCTTGGCGATCTGGCCCCACGACATCCAGCCCACCGGGGAGTAGAGAGCGCTCAGGTGGTACCCGCGCACCTTCGGATTGGCGTTCTTCTTCTCGGCGATCCATTCCCCGCGGGCGAGCAGCTCCGTCTTCTGGCGATCCTCGATCCTGCCGTCGCATCCGCGGCACAGGTACACGGCCTGCTCTGGCCTGAGGCCCAGCTTCGACCAGGTGAGCCGATCGAACGTGAGCGGCTGCATCTCGCCGCAATGCGGGCACGGGATGTAGTACCGGCGCTGGTCGCTCGCCTCATACGCGCGCTCGATCGCCGATGCGCCAGCGATGGTCGGCGTCGAGACCTTGATGCGCTTCCGGCGCGCGAAGGTGCGCTGCCGGGCCTCGGCCAGGTCGATCGGATCGCCCTCCTCGTCTACGTCGGTCGGGTAACCGTCGATCTCATCCAGCAACAGCCAGCGCGCGGGCATCGAACGGAGGCCGACAGCACTGTTCGCCCCCGTGATGATCAACACGCCGCCCATGAATTCCTTGGCGAGCATGCTGTTGTCGGAGTCGCGCGCGAGCGCGTCCGCGACCTTGCCGGCGAGACGCGGCGTGTCGTCGATGAGCGGCGCGATGCGTTGCTTCGAGAACCGCTTGGCGAGATCGACCGTGGGTTGCACGATCATCGCCGGGCCCGGGCTGTGGTCGATCAGGTAGCCGAGCGCGTTCAGGATGCACTCGCTCCCGCCGATCTGCGCTCCCTTCTGGAACACGACCTCCTCGACGTCGCTGGAGGCCGAGAGTGAGTCCATGATCTCGCGCAGGTACGGCGTGCGCGAGGTGCGCCACGGGCCCGGCTCGGCGCTCGACTTCTGCGGGAGGCGGCGGTAGTTGTCGGCCCAGTCGCTGACGAGGAGCTCCGGATCCGGTCGGATCCCCTCCGCCCAGCCGTCTCGCACTGGCCGGCGCGTGTCACTCATCGTCTTCACCGGAATCGGGCTCATCTTCGAAGGCAGCGATGACGGCGGAAGCGTCCTCGAGAGCCTTCCGGAGTTCAGCCGTGAGGAGTCGATGGACTCGATCGACATCGACCTCGGCGGCGAGATCCGCGGAAAGGCGGTCAGCGACGTTGAGGACAGAGTCGCGCACAGCGCGAGCAGCGCGGAACGCATCACGCTTCGCCTCGACGGCATCGACGAGCCGGCCCCGCTTCTGTTCGTTGTCTAGCGCGAGCTGCTGCTCGCGTTGGACCGCGACCCGCAGCTGCGCCTGGGTGAGCGTCGCAGGCGCGCCCTCGGGCCCCGCGGCCGGCGGCACCTCCGGCGTGGGCCCCGGCTTCGAAGCGCCGGCGCTCCACTCCTTCGCCGCGAGCTCCGGGTCCTTGATGAACGGCCGGCCGCTGGCGTGACCGATCGACTCCTTCAGCCGACCGGTGGCGATCGCCTTGCCCACGGCGGTGTGGGAGACGCCGAGGCGCTTCGCCAGCGCCCGGATCGAGATTCGCGCCGGCGCCTTGGCGGCCTTGGCCTTGCGCGACCGCCGCGCCATTCACGGGGCCTCCGTGGCAACCGGAAACCCATCCCAGACCCTGCGCGCTAGCGCAACATCGCGAGGGGGCTCCCCCGCAGGCAAAAATCGGGAGAAGGACCCGTGGCACGGGGGCCTCGCCTTCCATCGTTCGTTGCTGTACGTGTCTGCATCGAGCAGAGCTTTTGATATGAATCCAAGTCCATAGCTCCAACGAGGCAAGAGCACGACGCGATGAAGCGAAGAAGGGCTCACCGACATGGGCATTCCTTCCAGCGGCGGTGCGTGGGTGACCCGAGCAGGGGGCTCCTGGTACATGCGCTCGTCGACGGCGTTCTCGTGGAAGGCGCCCTTGCAGTCGGCGAAGGTGGCGTACCAGGCGTCGGGTACGTTGCGGCTATGCGTGACGGGGATGTTGATGGAGCAGTTCCCGTCCTTGTCCCTGCTCGCACAGTGGTACGTCGTCCACACTTCCACGTGCTCTGGCTCGAACCGCCGCGTGATGTACGTACAGGTCTCTTCGCAGCTGACGGTGTTCGACACGATCCACCAGACAGCCACGATGGCCACGACGACGGCGCCCGCCACCAGCAGGATGTGACGCCCCTCCCGCACCTATGCCCCCCCGCCCTGATGACCCCGCCCCACCTGCGAGGCCCCACCCCGGGAATGACCACGCACGCTCAACGGCGTGGCCTCTTGGCTGCGCCTTTCGCTGCCTCAGCGTCGATCGCGCCCTGGAGCAGCCGCAGGTACGTACCGTCCGACCATCGCCGACAGTCGAGTTCCCAGCGGTCCTTCGCCCGACCCTGCTCCTGGCTCTGCCAGGCGTAGTTGCTTGGGACGTCGGCCCCGCCGCAGGCGAGCGGGATGATGTGATCAACAACGTAGCCAGGTCGGCCCTTGGAGAAGCCGGTGGTGCTCATGAAGGCGCGGCGGCGGGCCTGGCTGCGCTGCACCTTGCCGGCCTTATCCCGGGCGCGCACCGTCAGGTCCGGCGTGTGGATGGCGCCCTCGCGCGCGGAGACGTTGGGTTGCTCGGCCTCACGCTCGGCGGTGCCCAGAAGGGCGGCGGCGAGGAGAAGAGGAATCACAGCAGCACCGCCTTGACGATCCAGCCAAGCACGAGCGCCATGAGCGGCGCGACGAAGCCGACGCCCAGCATTTCCCCGACGATCTCGGCGACATCGCGAGCTCCCTGGCGCGTGGGTGGGCACACCTTGGCCAGCCCCACGATGATCAACAGGCCCATGGCGTGACCGAGCTTCATCGGCGGCGCGCCGAGCGGGACGGCGAACCACGTCCACAACGTCAGGCCCACCCAGCCTTCCAGCAGCAGGTGCGGGGCTATCAGCGCGACCGCCGCGGCGATCACGACCGCCTTCTGTTCGGTGCTGAGGTTATTCACGCCGCTACCTCACCCACACGAAGGACGTTGTGCAGTGCGTCCCGGCCTCGGTGCAGGCCTCGATCTCGTACCGGCCCGTCTCCCCAGGGGCGAGGTTCATGAACGTGATGAACGCGTTCGTGCTGTTGTGGACGACGGGATCGTTGGAGAAATGGCCGGCCAGCGACTGGCGCACGCGGGGGAAGCCGACGGCGGCGTCCTGGCACTCCTTCGTGAGCTCGCAGATCACGCGGCCACCGGGACACCACGGCTGCGTCATCTTCGGCGTGATGGAGCCGACGATGATGTCTGTGTCGGCCACTGCTGGCCGCGCCTCGGACCCGTCTCGATCCGGACGCCCATCGCCATCCTCATCGGGCGTTGACCGGTCGCTCTTGAGAGCGATGCGTAGGACGTCCCATTGGACGGCGTGCAGCGGAGGACACTGGCCCGGCGCCGTTGGCGGCGTCGGGCCGACTGTCGGCGCTGGTGTCGGCGTCGGCGGACACTCGGTGAGCGGCAGCGCGGCCAGGCCCCACGAGTAAGGCGCCGTCCAGCCTTCCGGGTGCACGTACAAAGACACGGGCCCGTTCGATCCGTCCGGATCCGGGAAGTAGCGTGCGTACGCGTCCCACCAGCCGCGCGACCAGTCGAAGACGTACCAACCGCCGTTGGGCGCCTGGCGGAAGTTGCCGGCCGAAGCGTTCGCGATGTCCTCGACCACCTTCCGAGCGGGCTTCGCGACCCACGTCGAGCCGTCGGCGGCCGTGCAGACCGAGCAGCCTGCCCTCGCCGTGCACACCGGGCCCGGTGCGCCCGCGATGGCCGCCTGCTCGAAACCGCGAGGACAACCGCCCATACGCACGAGGGACACCGGCGTGTCTGGCGGCACGGGCGCGGCATTGCACGTCGGCGTGGCCGGCGTGGGCGTAGGTGTTGCCGGCGCCGAGGTCGGTGCCGCCGTCGGGGTGAGGTCGACGGGGGGCCGCGTGCTCGGCGCCGGCGTCATGGTGGCAGTGGGCCCCGCCGTCGGCGTCGCGACGGTCGGGGCCGGAGTCGGAAGGCGCAGGCAGCAGCCGGGCGGATCAGGAGGCTCCTGCCCGCGGCAGCGGAAGAGCATCGGACACACGCCCGAGTTGCAGTTGTTCACGCAGGTCAGGAGGTCCGCGTCTGTTAGCAGGCCCGCCGCGTGCGCGTCGTGGCAGGCGCTCCAGCAACGCTCCATGGTGGTCGGCGGCGGGGCTTCGGTCGGCGTCGGCCGCGGCGCGCACGTCTCCGGCTGGGCCGCGCACAAGATCTGACGGGCGGCCTCGATCTCTTCGGGGGACAGGGAGCGGCAGCCGACCGAGTGGACGATGGCCCACCCGAGCGCGCAGCCGAGGACGGCGCCGACGATCCATTCGCGCACGTGGCGAGACTTCATCGGCCCTCCCGCGTGCTCCGCATCTGTCGACGGAGCGGCATGTTGCTGTCCTTGACGTGGTCGTATTTGAGCCGGAGGTGATCCATCAGCGCCCGGTGCTCGTCGCGCAGCGCATCGAACTCGTAGCGCGGCACCGTGGGGCCTACCGTCTCCCGGATGTGCTGGGTCAACCGCCAGTAGCGCTGGCAGATAAAGCTATCGACGGCGCTCCAGAGCCACACGATGGCCCAACCGGTACCGATCGCGGCCAAGAGTGCGTTCACGTAGAACTGCAAGGTCATCGGCTCGTCTCCTTCGAGATCTCCGGCGTCACCTGAATGACGGTCGGGCACTCCGTGAGCGACGCGCTGCCACACCGCACCGTGTAGGGCGTCAGCCAGTTACAGCGCCAGCAGTCGCAGCTGGCGGAGGTGTACGGCTTCTCGCACCACGGGCGCGGCACGTTCGACGTCAGCGGCGGTATCCACGGCTCGCTGTACGTCGTGCGCGCCGGGCGGCAGCCGGCGAGCGCCAGCAGCATCAAGACGGCGAGGACGATCGCCACCGCCACGCCCACCTCCGCGACCTTCGGAGCGCACGCTGCACAGACCCGGGCTTCGTCCGGGAAGAGGGCGTCCGAGCAGCAGAGGCAGCGCCGCGCGACGGCGCGCGGCATCACCGACACGTCGAGATACGGGCCACCGCCGAGGTGAATGCACCACGCCAGGCGACCGTGCGCACGGTGCACGGGGTTCCTGTGGCGCTCGTCGTGTGGGTCTGCGTTCTCGCTGTTGGGGATATAGGCAAAGCCCCCGTTGTGGCTCTTCACCGTTTCCACGAGAGCGGCGATCAGCGTCTCCGCCGAGGAGGCCTCTGCGGTCCATGGGGCCGCGATGACGTCGATATCCCGCGCGAGGCTGCCGTGCAGACCGAGGGCGTATCCGTGCTCGCGCGCGGTTTCGCGCATGGGAAAGATCAGGCGCGCCGCCTGCGCGCGAGCCTCGTCGGCCCAGGGCACCGGACCGTGGTCCTTCATCGGATGCACCCACCGGTGATGAAGCCGTGCCAGTGGCCCGATCGCGAGGCGTCAACGGACGGCGAGAGGGTCAGGACATCGAACGTCTCGCCGAACCTCGTCCAGCAGGCCTTGCCTGGCGCGACGTCCATGATCGGCATGTCCCCGGGGCCATCGGTGAACTCCGCCCCGTGAACGAACCGCAGCTGATCCTCGACCGTTACAGCGTGCGGCGGGCCGCCGTCCGTGGGATTGGTGAACGCGACTCCGAGGCGGACCTGCCGGCAGCACGGGCAGAGGAACGTGAGGCCCTGGCCTAGACGGCCAGCGTCTGCCCACCAGCGCGGATCCAGGTCGGTGAGCCTCATGCTGGCTCCGGAACGAGCTTGAGGTGCCGCGCGCCGGCCAGCGCCTCATCCGACACGCCCTGGATCCAGTTCTCGTCGAGGTCATCGCGCTGCTTCTTCACCTCGCAGAGCGGGCAAAGCTCACCGACAAACGCGGCCAGCCCCACGTCCTCGGTGAACTGGCCGTAGATCCGCATCGTCGCGTGCATGAGTGGGTCGAAGTCGGCCGGCATCCCTCCGCCGGACAGTTCCCGCTCGAGCCGCTGCACGGCGACCTCGCCGCTCTTCCCGACGAGATGCGACAACCCGCGCTGGTCGATCGCGGCCCTCAGGCGCTCCCAGTGCGGCATGCAGAACTTCAACGGACTAGAACCCCACCGCCGCGCCGCTACGGATGTCGCGCTTCCCGTCCGGGCCCAGCGCGCCGTCGACGTAGAGGGAGGTGTTCGCCTTGATAGGGATGAGCAGCGAGACGAGGCCGCGGTTGCCCTTCCCCGTCGCACCGTGGCGGCCGTAGCCGACGAACACGAAGCCGCCCGGGATCGAGAGCCGCAGGCCTCCGCCCACGATGTCGGGCGAGGCCTCGAGCACCTGGTCGGGATCAAGCGCCCACGCGCGGCCGACGACCACCTCGAACGCGACGGGCCCGGCGACCGGGCGATATATGCCGGTATATATCTCGCCGCTCTCGAACGACGGCACGGCGCCGCCCTGGTCGACGGCGCCCCCGTCGCTCATCCGAGAGAGGTCCGCGCGGAGGATCAGACGCGCGCCCAGCGCCAGCGGCGCGTCGATGGTGGCCCGCATGCCGACGATCGGCGTCTTGTCGGCGCCCTTCTTCGTTTCGGTGCCGATGGTCGAAATCAGCCGCCACTCGATCCCGCGCGGCGTCGGCCTGGGCGACGGCGTCGCCTCCTGCGCGATCGCCACCAGCGGCAGGATGGAGAAGAGCAGCAAGGCCGCGGCGCCGGCACTGGGATCGCGCGGCCGCGGCGCGCGCCCCATGACGATGAGTACGGCGAGAATCAGCGGGATCGCGATCAGCATCACGCCTCCAGGATCGAAAGGGGCCGCACGCACGTGAACGTGCCGGGCTCGTCGGGGCGGCCGAGGTGCTTGCGCATCCAGTCCCACTGGCTGTCGGGCGCGGCCGCGCGGGCGCCCTCCTCGCTGGTGCGGATCCCGACTTCCTCCGCCGGGATGCCGTACGTCCACGCGCACATCGGCCAGCGGTCGATGAACGAGAGGCCCTGCATACCGAGCGCGTGGAGCACGATCTTCCCGACGCCATACGGCCGGCCCTCGTATCGAAGGGCGCGCTTCGCCATCGCGCGGCGCGTGTCGTCGTCGATGCCGTTGGGGCGATAGACCGCGACGAGGTCGTCGACGTACATCCCCAGCCGACGGCTGTGGACGACCGGCGGCTGCGCGTCCATGATCCGGGCGGTCATGAGCGAGCCGCCCTCGACGACCATGGCCACGTGGTTCACGTACGAGCGCGCCTCGAGCTCGGCAAAGGCCTCGCGAAAGCGGCAGGACAGGAGCAGGCCGCAGCGCCGCCAGAAATGCCAGCGCTCCACCTGGCGGATCGCCCACGCGACGAAACCGTCCGACTGGAAGAACACGCAGTCGCCCGGGAGGAGCTCGAGGCCGACGGACGAGCACGGGCCCACGTGCGGCGACGCGCCGCAGCATTCGCAGACGGCCGGCCGGGACACCGCGTTCACTGCTGCGTCCTCGGAGCCAGGAGCACGTTCGTCAGGTCACGTACCGACGTCGCGACGTCGGTGATCTGCTTGCTGAGGTCGCGCTTGTTCTCGTCGGTTCGCTCGCAGAGGTCCTCGAGCTTGTCCCTCGTGCCCCTCACGTCACCGGCCAC